ATGCAAAGATTATTAAAGGAGATAGAATGATATTATATAAAGAAACTGAATCGCATTGTGTCACAATGCCAACAGGAGAATTTGTTAAAGACTTGACACCTATTTTAAGAGCAGACCAAGCATTTCAGGCATCTGAATTTTCTAGGTGGGATGATGATCAAAAGTCTAATTTTATGAGGTCGATCTTATTAAATATGGCACCGAGTAAATTTATATTTGCAGATGTCGATGCATGTTTAGAACATGCAATTGAAAATGAAGAACCTTTAGACATTGAGTTCTTTGAAGCATGGCAAGCTTTAGGTGTTAGATACTTAAACTTAGATAGTAATAACAGAACAATTAATTTAATTGATTTCTTTGGTAATAATATAGGTATTCCAGAAGCAGATTACATTGTAAGAAATGTAGTAAAGAAAATTACAAAAGGTAAAAATGATACTTATGAAAAATTACCGAAAGTTTTTAAAGAGGCATTTGAAGAGAGAGAAATTACTATTGAAATTTATACAAAAGCTTCAAGAGAACAATTATCACAAATCTTTGAAAACATTAACGATGGTAAACCATTAAATGCACCAGAGAAAAGAAATGCATCAACATCTAAGATTGCAGAGGTAATTAGAGAACTTGCGACAGAACATAAAGATTTCTTAACACACGAAGATGCAAAGTGGTTTTCAAAAGATGAATTAATTAGAAGAGGTATAGATAACTTTATTGCTGGTTGTGCCTACATCTTTTTTAATGATGTTGAGACCAAATGTCCTTCGACATCTAAGAATTTATCAGAGATGTATCAAATAGGTGGCAATGCAAGTAAACTGGCACCATCATTTAGAACTCATTTTAATAAGTTTATGAATTTTATAACTGACGATATCTATGCCTGTCCAAACAAAAACTCATTATTAGATTTATATGTTATCTGGACAGAGTTAGTTCAAAGTAATAGACTTTTAAAAAGAGATACAACTGCCTCAGAATTTATAACAGAATATGTAAAAGTAATTGGAACTTATTTAAAAGATGAGAAAACTACTTTCGATAGAATCAAGTATGCCAAACTACAAGAGAATATTACATTTAAAGGGATGTTAGGTGGCAGACAGTTTTATAATAATTCTTTTAGAAGAGACTTGATCTTAAAAAAATTAGATACAGAAAAGTATTTTGTCAAAGTAGATTCTAAAAGAAGTTTAAGCAGAACTGAGAGATTAGTAGTTGCAACTAGAGACAATCTCAAAACACATGAAGGAAAAGATATTAAATTATCTAAGTTGCAAACAGGTGATTATCATGCAGGTCATATAGAACCACATAGAGATGGTGAAGAGACAACTGTAGATACAAATGTTATACAAACAGCAGAAGACAATATTAAAACAGGTGCTACATCATTGAATATTAAGAAAAAAAACGCTTGACAATGACTAGCACTTTTTAGTACCATACTAACTGATGAGAAAATTTACTATTAATAAGGAGACTATATGAGTAAATGGAGTTATAATCCTGCCGAATCTGTCAATGTGGACGGCAAAAAATTCCACCTGACGCCAGATAGACAAGAGTTTTTGTCTGTTCTTACGAAGAAATATCCTAACGAGACATCTTTTACAAAAGAGATGATTAATGAAACAGGATATTTTCCATATTGGTTGAAATCTACAAGATACAACTTTAAACAAGGTGCTATCTTTAATCTTCAACCGTTATTAGCAGTTGACAATACAAAGACAGCGCCCAAACCTGTGCCTGTTCCTGTTGCACCTGCGCCTGCTGTTTCAAATATGCCAGTTGCGGCTCAAACACAGGCAGTCAATCTGATTGATGATAATATCAAGATTGTTCCTGAAAAAATGTCTAACTATGTTCCTTTCGGTCATTTCAAAGATGTCAAAGGTATTATTAAGTCTAAGATATTCTTTCCTGTTTTCGTGACAGGTTTATCAGGTAATGGTAAAACATTAATGATTGAACAAGTGTGTGCTCAATTGAAGAGAGAACTTTACAGAGTTAATATTACAATTGAGACTGATGAAGATGATCTAATGGGTGGCCACACTCTACAAAATGGTAACATTATCTTTAGAGAGGGTCCTGTTATCAAGGCGATGAGAAAAGGCGCCGTTCTTCTTCTAGACGAGGTCGATCTAGGTTCTAACAAACTTATGTGTTTGCAATCAGTTCTTGAAGGCAAAGGTTATTTAATTAAGAAAACTGGTGAGTGGGTCAAACCTGCTGATGGTTTTACAGTTCTTGCAACTGCAAATACAAAAGGTCAAGGTTCAGAAGATGGTAAGTTCATAGGGACTCAAATCATGAACGAAGCGATGTTAGAGAGATTTGCGATTACAATGCAACAAGAATATCCGCCAGTGACTACTGAAAGAAGTATTCTGAAAAAAGAAATGGCGTTGACAGGTCCTGTTGATGAAGAGTTCTGCACAAAGTTAGTTGATTGGGCAGACATAATCAGAAAAACTTATTACGAGGGTGCAATCGATGATGTGATAACAACAAGAAGACTTGTTCACATTGTGAATGCATTCAGAATGTTTGGTGACAAACTAAAGTCAATAACAATGTGTATTTCAAGATTCGATGAAGAAACAAGAAATGCAGTTCTTGACCTTTACACCAAAGTCGATGAGGGGGTTGATCTAAATGAAGATGAAAACTCCCTTGAAGAATCAAACGATTCAGAGTATAATGAATACGATGAGTAATAAAATAGATTACAAATATGACGAAGACAAACTCCTCAAGGAGTTTGCTTCGTATATTGACAATACTTACGATCAACATTATTCACTCAACAAATATCAATCGACCGAGTTTATTATTGACTCAGGTCATGGAGAAGGATTTTGTATCGGCAATATTATGAAATATGCACAACGATACGGAAAGAAAGGTGGCAAGAATAGAGCAGACTTGTTAAAAGTTTTGCACTATGCCTTGTTTATGTTATATGTTCACGACAGAGGAGACTTATGAAAATTAGTGAAGAAACAAGAAGTATTTTAAAAAACTTCGCAACGATTAATTCGGGTATTAAAGTCGGCGCTGGCAATCAGTTGCAGACAATCTCGAATATGAAAAATATCTTGGCGACTGCAAATGTTCCAGAAACATTTGGCCAAGAGTTTAGTATATACAACTTAGTTGAATTTTTGGGTGCAGTATCACTGTTAGATAATCCAGATTTCAACTTCAACGATAATTCATTATCAATATCAGATACAGATACATCAATGACTTATTTCTATGCAAGTGAGGGCATGGTCACATCACCAGATAAGATGATTACAATGCCTGATGCAGAGATTAAAATTGATTTATCTTCAACTCTATTGAATGAATTGCAGAAAGCTGCTAGTGTATTAGGTGTAAATGATCTTATATTAGAATCAGATGGCACCAATATCAAACTTGTAGTGACTGATAAAAAGAATACAACTTCGAATACATTCTCTAGAATAGTAGGCGAAGGAAATGGTGTGAGTTTCACCATGAATTTTAAAATTGAGAACTTGAAGATATTAGACGGCAACTATGAAGTCTTTGTATCATCAAAAGGCATATCTAACTTCAAGAACAAAGATGTTGACTTAGAGTATTTTATTGCACTAGAGCCTGATTCAAAATATAATGTATAACATATATAAGGATATTAGTGTGATAGAAGTGCCAGTCTCCGCTTCAATCATGGGAGTATTAGAAACTCATCATCTTTGGTCTAATACACGAACGAACGGTGGGGTTTGTTCATCATGAGTAAAGAATTTTTATTCGTAGAAAAGTATCGTCCTCAAAAAATTGAGGACACGATACTTCCTTCTGGTGTCAAAAAGTCTTTTCAAGAATTTGTAGACAATCAAGAGATACCAAATCTTTTACTTTGTGGTTCACAAGGCACAGGTAAAACAACTGTAGCAAAAGCACTTTGCAATGAGTTAGGTGCAGACTACATCGTTATCAATGGGTCTGATGAGGGCAGATTGATTGATACACTCAGAACAAAAATCAAGAACTTTGCATCTACAGTATCACTTTCAGGTGGTCCTAAAGTTGTTATTCTAGATGAGGCAGATTATATTTCTGCTGAGTCAGTTCAACCTGCATTGAGAAACTTTATAGAAGAGTTCTCTTCAAACTGTAGATTCATATTCACTTGTAATTACAAAAACAGAATCATCGCACCATTGCATAGTCGATGCACTGTTATAGATTTCAGTATACCCAACAATGAAAAAGAGAGACTTGCATCTGTATTTCTTGCAAGACTTATGTTGATTTGTGATGATGAGGGTATCAAGTATGACCAAAAAGTTTTAATAGAACTGATACTTAAATTTTTTCCAGATTTCAGAAGATGTATCAACGAAGTGCAAAGATATGGTGCTTCAGGTGTAATCGATAGTGGTTTGTTAGCGACACTATCAGAAGAGAAACTTACACCTTTAATTGACATGATTGCAGACAAAGATTGGTCTGGCATGAGAAAATGGGTTGGTCAAAATTCAGATAATGATTTCAATACACTATATAGAAAACTGTTCAATGCTCTTGAAAAGAGATTAGAACCTGCATCTATACCTGCATGTGTATTGTTTATTGCAGATTATCAATACAAATCTGCATTCGCTATGGACGCTGAGATAAATTTTGTTGCATGTCTAACAGAGATAATGTCGGAGTGTAAGTTTAAATAATGGGAAAACTTAGACAATGGTTTTATAATTGGTTTGATAGACAAGTAGAAAAATCATTTCAGAGACAGGCAAATAAATTATTTGAGAAAGGGAGACAAAATGACTCAATATAAAGATGAAGTAGAACTGCAAAGAAAAATACTGGCGGCTGAAGAATATACAGACAATGTTAAAGGTATGCAAGTTCATCGTATAAGTTCTATGTGGTATGATAATAGACCAAAAGATACAGAGAAACATTCAGTGACAGATATAGAATATATGTCTGGTAAAATAGAGAGAACACTTCATGACGGCACTAAAGTTGTTTTAGTTGAGGGTGAGACAGGTGAAAAACTTGTAGATAAGATTGAAGCACAGTTGACTGATCGTGGCGAAACACTCTAACAAAAGAAATCCATTTGATTTTGTAAAGTCGGTCTCTTACGACAAAAAAGACCTCATGGTTGATGAGGTCGAAGAGAAAGCATATCAACCTTTTCTTATTAATAAAGCATTATCTTACCACCAAGATACTGTCTTTTTAACTAACGAGATGAATGTCCGTCATAGCACGGATAATCGTCTTCAATATCTATTTTTTCTAAATACCATTAGAAAAAGAAAGAGATTTTCGAAATGGCAAAAACCTTACGAAAGTAAGAAATTAGATACAGTGAAGAGTGCCTTTGGTGTATCAACACAAAAAGCCAAAGAATATCTAGAGTTATTGAATGATAAACAATACCGTGAGTTGAAAAACAGTATGAAAATCGGTGGTAAGAATAATGGATGATTACGAACAAGTAAAAGACCTAGTAGAAATTACATTTCCAGAAAAAGACGACTTCTTAAAGATAAGGGA